TCCAGATAATTATGCTTATATAAATAAAAGACAAAAAGAATATCCAAGTATTGAAGAGCAGTTAGATACACTTTGGCACGATATAAATAATGATAAGTTAAATAAAAATGGTAATTTTTACAAATTATTAAATGATGTAAAAACTATGTATACAAAGAGTTAACCAATGGAAATATCCCCAATGATATTTTGGAATGTTGTTCTAACGCTGATTATAGCTCCTGCGTTTTGGACATTTCGTGCATTAGTATCTGAAGTAAAAAGAATAGATATATTATTAAATAAAACAAGAGAAGAATATGCTACTCGTGGTGATATGCATAATGAAATGCAACAAGTCATGGAAGCATTACATAGACTAGAAGACAAACTAGATAGAGCATTACAAAAGGATAAATAATAGATGGCAATGTTTAGAGCATTTAAACCTGAAGGGTTAAATAAGATTGCTAAAGCTATGGGTTATCAAGGTGATATGAAAGAGTTTGGAACTTTTTTAGAAGAAAATCCTGATAAGCAAGAGCAGATGCAAAGATATACGAATACAGCTATGCGAATGGCTCAAGGTGGTTTAGCATTTCAACAAGGTGGAACAGCACCTAGATTAGAACTAACTAATCCTGCTATGCCTAGACCTGTAAATACTCCTACTCAACAAATTAATAATCCTAATTTTAATCCATTACCTCAACAATTTACTCCACAACAAGGATATACAGCAGGTTCTAGTATAGGTGATATATCAGCTCAAATGGTAACTAACCCAAGTTTACCTCAAGGTTCTGCACAAATTGCTCAAGGAACTCAAATGGAACAACAACAGTTTGTTGACCCTAGAAGTGGGCAAGTAGTAGGGGGTATAGCTTTACCTACTGCACTTGCTGCAACTGCTCAAGCTGGACAACAAACACGTACTCAAGCACAACAGTTTACACCAGAACAAGCAACAGGACAAATTAACACAGCTTTACAAGCAACACAAGCTGCTCAAGTTAATCCTGAAGACCCTCGTTCTAAAATAACAGCAGCACAACAAACTGCTTCAAGTGTTGGTAATCTTCAAGCTGCTCAAGGTCAAGCTACCTTAATAGATAATCCTGTTCAAAGACAAATACAAGAAGGTGAATTAATATCATCTACTGCTAATGCAGAAAAGGCTAGTACATTTGCTGAACAAGTACAAGCAGCAACTTCAACACCTTCTGAAAAAGCAACAGTGCAAGGACAACTTGCAAGTTTAACTGCTAACTTTGATGCAACAAATCCTCCTTCTTGGGCTGCAGGTGCTATTAGAGGTGTACAAGCTGCTATGGCACAAAGAGGTTTGGGTGCTTCATCAATGGCAGGGCAAGCAATGGTACAAGCTGCGATTGAATCTGCGTTACCGATTGCACAAGCAGATGCACAAGTTACTGCACAGTTTGAAGCACAGAACTTATCTAATAGACAACAAAGAGCAATGTTGGCTGCTCAACAAAGAGCAGCATTCATAGGACAAGAGTTTGACCAACAATTTCAAACAAGAGTGCAAAATGCTGCAAAGATAAGTGATGTTGCAAATAGAAATTTTACTGCTGAACAACAAATACAATTAGAAAATTCTAGGTTAGCTAATACAATGAACTTAAATAATTTATCTAACCAACAAGCTCTTGTTATAGCAGAAGCAAGTGCTTTAGCAAATATGGATTTATCTAATCTTAATAATAGACAACAAGCATCCGTACAAAATGCACAATCATTTTTACAAAGAGATATGGCTAACTTATCTAATCAACAACAAACAGAGATGTTTAAAGCACAACAAAGGGTACAAAGTTTATTTACCGACCAATCTGCAACAAACGCTGCTAGACAATTTAATGCATCAAGTCAAAATCAAGTTGACCAATTCTTTGCTAATCTTGCTAATCAAGTTGAACAGTTTAATACATCACAATCAAATGCACAATCACAGTTTAATGCAGGACAAGTTAATACAATAGAAAGATTTAATGCAGAATTAAATAATCAACGTGACCAATTTAATGCACAGAATAGATTAGTTATTGACCAAAGTAATGCACAGTGGAGAAGACAAGTAGCAACAGCAGATACAACAGCAATTAATCGTGCTAATGAAAGAAATGCTGCATCTTTACTTGGTATATCTAATCAAGCGTATAATAACTTATGGCAATATTTTGGAGATACAATGGAATGGGCTTGGACTTCAGCCGAAAATGAAAGAAGTCGTGTAGTAGATTTAGCGAAGCAACAATTAGTTGTTGATTCAGGTGCTAATATTCAAGCAATGAAAAATGACTACGCTTCATCTGAAGCATTTGGAAGTTTAATAGGGTCATTTTTAACTGCTAAGAGTAGTAGCGTAATTGGTAAAGCGTTTGGATTTGGATAATATGGATTTTGATAAAGTAGCTTCAATAGCATATAATAATTTAGAACTACCTAGTAAAAAGAAAAAGGGAAGAGGTATGATGTCACCGAATGGTTCTATTCAAAATATGGGTGGTCAACTTACTCCACAACAAGTAGTAGGTAATATAGTAGCAAAAATTAGAGCTAAGAAAGAAGAGAAGAAAAATGGCAGAGAATCCTAAACCACCTTTAGATGCTCCTATTCCGGGTCAATCTTTAACTGCTGAATTAGGAAATCGCCCGTGGCAAAACCCACCACAGTTTACTACTGTGCAACAAGCAGTAGAGTTTTATATTCCTAGATTGGTAGACCCAAACTTTGTAGAAGAGTTAATCTCAATTATAGAATTAGGTATTCCTCTAAAGACTATAGCTAACTCTATGATGTTAGGTGCTACTTTACAAGGCAGACATACAATAGATGTAGGTGTATTAATAATGCCTGTATTAATAGAAATGATGGCATATTTAGCAGAATCAGCAAATGTAGAATATGAATTAGGAACTGAAGAAGATGAAGAATCTAATAGACCATCACCTAGTATAGTAGCAAGTGCTTTAAATAAAATTAAGGCATTAACAGGTGATGCAGAAGATATGCCAACAGAGGAAGATGATGATGATGTTGAAGAAGAAGAAGAACCAATGGGTTTAATGGCGAGGAGAAACTAAATGGTATTTAAAATAGGTGCAGCGTTTAAAGGTCTTGCAACAGAGCTTGTTGACAAACAAAAAGAAGAAGATAAAAGAGTTGACCTTCTAGTTGATAAAGCCTTAGATTTGGGTACGCAGCGTTATTATCAAAAGAAAGATAAACGTGATAATAAAATTGAAGAAACTACAGAATTAATAAATCAGTTATCAGGTTACTTTGATGGTAATTTAGAAACTGCTGCAAGTATTGCTCGTGGTGGAAAAGCCCATGCAGAAAAAATGATGTTGTACTTTGAAGAGGGAAGAAAGAATGGTATTAGTGCTAGTGATATTTATACATATACTCCTAGTGGAAATCAAGTTGGGTATGATACCAGTGAACAATTTGCTCAAGCTCTTGTTAAACCTGTATCTTTTGAAAAACCTACAATGACACAGCAAACAGATTCTATGCTAGGTTCTAGTATGGATGTTGCATATAATGAAAGATTAGAGGAAATGAAATCACTTGGTCTTATTCCAAATGAAGTTGCAGAAGCTACATCTTATAAGTTTGGTAAGTCTAGTATTGATTTAAGCAAACTACCTACAAAACCACAGACATTACAAGAACAATATGCTTCTAACTTTAGAAAATTACAGAACAAAGATTTATCTGCTGAAGAGAGAGATGTAATAGAAGATGCTAATATAGAACTAATAAAAGCTATACGAAAAATATCAGTAGCAGAGGATGCAGATGATAGTGGTAGTACACTTACCTTTAATAATAATATAGCTGCTTATAAATTAATGAAGGAAGAAGCATTAGCTGCTATAGGATATAATAAGGGTACTGGTACAAATCCGTCAACTGTAACATCATCAGATGGTACATTATTAATAGGTGCTGAAGCAGACAAAATGTATAATGAAGCTGTTAATAATGCAAAAGTAAACTTTGTAGAATCTAATATATTAAATGATGATGGAAGTTATAGAAGTGGTGGTGAAGATATAGCACGAAGTTTAAATTTAGGTTCAATAGTAAAAAATGTACAAAGTAGAATATTAGGTGCAGAACAACCAACAGAAGGAGAAGAAAAAAAATTATCATTTGATACTACTCAGTTTGGAGAGGGTTTTGCAGGTGCTAAAAGTTTTACAAATGCACTCTTTAAACAAAGAATTAATAGTATGAATGTATTTGATGCAAATAATTTTAATGCTATGATGCAAAAGACAGGAGAGGACCTTGTAAAGAATTATGGTATAAGTATTGAAGATGCTAACCAAATAATAAATAATGAAATAAGATTACGAAAAGCTGAGTTAGAAGAAATGAATAAAAATAAATTTCAATTTGTGCTTGAAGGTGGAGAAAAGCCAGAAAAAGAAAAAGAAAAAGAAGTAGTAAAAAAAGAAAATATAGGTCGTGATGCAGGCAGACGTAGACAACCTCCAAACAAAGATAAAGCACCACCACCACCAATTATTCCACCACAACAAGGTAAACGTGGTGATAGAAGAAAGTAATTGAAATGGCAATAATTAATGTAAATGAATATCTTGATTTTGACACACCTCAATCTGATGCACCTCCACCACTAGAGCCATTAAAAACAGATAAAAAAAGAGGGCAAATAATAGATGTAGATACTTACCTTAATTTTGATAATCAAGACCCTGACAATGATGAGGTTTTAGATACCTTCACTCCTAAAAAATACTCCCATATTTATGATAACATAGAAGAAAGAAACGAAGTTGAAAAGCTAAGTTATAAAGATTTATCTAGCGATAATGATTATATGAATATGCTTAGAGATTATGGTACGTCTAGGTATGGAAAAGATGGAGAACAAGAAGCAGAAGAATCTAACGAAGATTATATTAAAAGATTTGTTAGTCATGTAAGAGGTATTGAAAATAACTCTGTTGATTTATATGGACAGTTAGATTGGGTAAGACAAGCTAACCAAGAACAACGTATGCAATGGGGATATTTATATAGTCAACTAGAAAAGCTACCTTCATTTTGGGAAGAAGGTGGTGATGGGTATGTTCGTGGTATTCGTGATTATGCTAAAGCACTTGTACTTGACCCTATAAATTTAATAGGTTTTGGTGTTGGTAAAGTTGTTGCTGTTGGTGCTACAAAAGCAGTATCACAAGCATTAAAAGAAGGTGGTAAAAAAGCAGCATTAAAAGAAGCAGCTAAATATGCATCTTATAAAGGATTTAAAAGACCTATAGTTTTAGGTGGAGCTGCCATAGAAGGTGGAGAAAGTGCAGTTAGAGAATTAGCTGAACAAGAAATGACACAGTTGTCAGGTCTTAGAGAAGACGAGGATATAGAAAAGACACAGTTTATCGGTAGAGATTTAACAGATGAAGGGAAAGATGCAGTATCAGCAGGTGCTATGGGTGCATTAGGTTTTGCTGGTGGTGTGTTAGGTGGTGCATTAGGTCTTGCAGGAACAGGTAAGCAAGCTATAAAAAGAGCTAAGAAAAGAAGATTAGATGATTTAAGTTTTCAAAAAAGAATTAGAAATCAAAAAGATGCAGATACAAAGTTTCAAACAGAAAAAGCTCTGTTAGATGGTTATGACCCACTAGAAGGAAGAGTTATTAAAGGTAGAAAAACTTTAAACGAATTACAAGAAGCAGGAGATTTAACACAAGCTGAATTAAAACAAGAGATTCAAAGAAGAACAACAGATGTTGTTACAGAGATTATTCGTAATGCAGCAGATGATGGTTCACTAAATAATATAATAGGCACAGAAATAAAAGCATCTGAGCTTATAACAGAAATAGTAGCCAATGCTAAAGTAGCAACTGTAAAAGGTAAAAAATTAACAGCTGAGGAAAAGTCTTTAAAAGCAGTACAAGAAACAAGTAATCTTTTAGGGGATAAAAGAGTAACACAAGTATTAGATTTTGAAGATTTAGATACAGATGTTTTAGAAGGTGCATTAAGTAGAGCAGGTTTAACTGCTGAAGAGTTTGCTGATACTATGGCAACAACTGTTAGTGATGCAGGTAAAACATTACAAAATTATTCTCAAGTAGGTAGAATAATGAAAAAGCTAAAAGAAGTTGACCCTGCATTTGGTGCAAAGTTAGACTCTATGTTTAGTCAACCTAGTGAAGAAGTTTCTATGATGACTAGAGCAGGTTCTCTTATTCAAAGACTAGATAGAGAAAGAAGAGCTTTATTAGTTACACAAATATCAACAACAGTAAGAAACGTAGCTACAGGTTTTAGTAGAGCTGGTATGGAAATGTCTTCAAGATTAATTGAATCCTCTTTATTCCATGCTTATAGAGGTATGTCTTCTTTAGTAAGAGGAGAGGGAAGTGTAGAGGGATTTAGACAAGGACTTAGAGATATAGGTCGTGATGCCTTTGGAACTTTAGCAAGAGTTGTAGACACAGCAAATGGTTCTGGAGAAACTAAATTTGTTGCTGATGCTTTATTATCACATAATAGAAAACTAGCAGAGGTTATGGATAGGTCATTACAAGAAGTAGGAGATAAAGGTAGAGATATTTCTAAGTTTACTAGAGCTTTAAATGGTTTAAATATAGCACAAGATTTAATATTTCGTAGAGCTGTATTTGTAGATACTATAGAAAGACAAATGCGTAGAGTAAATTTAATAACAGATAAACCCGGAAAAGGACAATATAAAAATATAAATGAGTTTATTGCATCAGGTAAAGCGTTACCTACTAACGTATTAAAAGAAGCAGTAGAGGATTCTTTAGCTTTTACATTTGCTCGTATGCCAAAGCAACAAAAGGGTAGAATGTTCGATAGTATAGGGCATAGATTTATTAAGATTAATGAAGCATTAGGTCCTATACCAGCACCACTTGGAACTGCTGCATTTCCATTTGCTAGATTTATGGTTAATGCTTTACAGTTTCAATATGAGTATAGTGGGCTTACAGCTATATCAGGAATATCTAATCTTGCTAGTGCAACTAAGAAAGCATTTAAGGGAAGAAACTTAACAGGAGATGCTAAAAATAAATTAGCTATGGCTGAGTCTAGGGATTGGATGAAAGCTAGAGAAGACTTATCAAAAGCTGTTGTAGGAACAGTAGCAATATATTCTGGTTATAAATATAGAGAAGCTAATTCAGAAACAAAATGGTATGAAGGTAAGACAGATGATGGAAGAACAGTAGATTTAAGACCCTTCTTTCCTTTTACTCCTTATCTAGCTCTTGGAGAGTTATTAGTTCAAGCAGGAAAAAAAGATAGTTTTAAAGATTTAGATGCAAGAGAAATTTTAGAAGGTATGACTGGTGCGCAGCTTAGAAGAGGTGCTGGAGAGTATATGTTACAAGGTTTTTTTGACGAGGTTTCAAAAGAAGGTGGGTTTACTGGTATTAAAAGTGAAAAACTAGGAGAGATTGTAGGGGGATTTTATGGAGAACTTGTTGGTGGAGCATTTACACCACTGAAAGTAATTAGAGATATCAATGCGGCTTACGATACAGAAGCAGCAAAAGTTAGAGATGGTAGACAAACACAAGGGTTTGGTGCAAAAGAAAGAGGTCTTAGTGCTTTTAAAAATTCTATATTAAGAAACACTCCTGTGCTAGATAAAGGATTACCTGAATTAGAAAGTCCAACAAGAGAGGGTGCTGTATATAGACAAAGCCCAATCATAGGGCAGATAACAGGTGCTAGAATGGAGCAATGGAAAAATCTTGTTGAGAAAGAATTAGATTCTTTTAATATTAAAAGTTATACAATAGTTCCAGCATCAGGAGATAAAGAAGCAGATGCTTTAGTTAAAAAGCATATGGGTATTTTATTAGAAAAACAATTAGCAAAAGAAATATTAAGTGACTCTTATCAAAATAAAAGTAGATTAGAACAATCTGCATCTTTAAAAAATAAATTTAAAAGATTTAGAAAGTTTGCAAAGACTTTAGCAAAGTTTGAAGCACAAGGTAAAAGGTCAAAAGAAAAAAAAGGATATACACCTTTTGATAGAGTACAGTTTAATAAACTTAGTAGTAAAGATAAAGAATTAGCTAATGAATATTTTGTAAATAAATATGGTGCAACTGTTAATGAGATGCAAGAAGCTAATCCTACTAAAAATTATTTTTATGAGGGTAAGTTTATAGGTCGTTTACTTGGTAGGATTGCACAATAACTTAATAACTTCACTAAGTTTAAGTTGACAAGACTCTAGCAGAGCATTGATTGCTTTTACATCTGCTAGAATCTTCTCGTCTTTTGTGCTTTTTCTTTTAGCTAAAAATCTTTTAGCTTCTTGCTCTAATTTGTTCACGTTGTTTTACTTTCTTTAAGTTTTCAAAGTAAGCTGTATTAAAACCTCTTTGCCACTCTCTATGTTGCATAGAGTTTTGTTTTAACTTACTATCTAAACTACCTCTTTTGAAGGCTTTATATCCCCACCCAAATTGAATACTTAGTGGAGCATCATACTTACTTAGATTTCTTCTCTGTGTTCTCATCTTTACTCTCCTCTTTTTTGTTAAAGTATTTTTCTAGTATTTCTATCTTGTCATGGTAATCTGCAATTATTCCAAGATGTTTTTCTATCTCTTCTTGTATATCACCATGCTCACCAATACCTACAGGTTGATTTAACAACACCTCAACATTGGCTACTCTTCTATTTATCATACCTAGATAGTATGCTTTAGCAGTATTAATTAACATTTGTCGCATCTTTTATCTCCTTTTTAAAAGCCTTAATCACATCTGATGAAAACAATCTTTGTATATTTAATAGGTACATACGTGAAGCATTGTTATCACCACCTTTTACACTTCGTTTATAATCAAGATTGTTGATTATTTTTTTGAGGTTCTTCGTTTCAAAAACAATCGTAGCAAATGTTTCATCTCCAATACAAAGATTATGAAACCAATAATCCGACTCCGTACAATTAATTCCACTAGGTTTACCATAGCTCTCATACTCGACAGCAATATTACCCGAAGTTTGCCAAATATCTCTTTCACTTTTCACCTCTATCTTTTTATCTTGTAACATATCGACAATCATTTGTTCTCTTACTTTACCATATTTCAAATCAATGTCAAACTTTTTTCTATTATCTTTATTAGGTTCTATACTCATAAGGAACACTCCTTTCTGTTTGTTAAGTTAAATCAACGACTTCACAAGAGTCTGCTGTACAAGCTAATTCTCTACCACCTGTAGTAGTATCTTCTCTTTCAAACTCTTGTAGCTTTGACCAATCTATATTCTTTGGCATCTTATCCATCCATTCATTGTATTCTTTTTCTGTAATGTCTTGATAAGGTGCTTGCTTATAAGAGTGGTCGCTATGTGGTAGGAAACTAATACCTGATACTTCATCAAAATGTTTATATACCCAAGCACCAACTTCCATCCATTCTTCTTCTCTAACTGTTATTGTAACAGAGGGTTTATGTTCACACCAATATCTTTGATACATCAACCATGTTTCTAATTGCCATAAAGCAGACTTATCATTTCGCTTGATAGCATTAGGTGGTGATTTCATTGGAAAACTAAACACCATAACACTTTGAGGTTTCATTACATCAGGTTCACTAGGTATGCCTTGCTCTATCATAAACTGTGTTAGTGGGTCTTTTACATCACCTCTAACAGTTCTAATGTAATAATCATTATGTCTAGCATGAATACCACTAGCACTATCTACAAGCTGTGATACTGTGCCACTAGGTTTAACACAAGTAATAGCAGTAGATTGTGGTATTTCTAATTGCTTGGCATAAACAGCATTTGTTGTTACAGCAGTTTCTTTTAAGTTTTCTAACACACATTTTAATATATGATTATCTATACTACCATTCTTAGGAACAAGTGTAGGACAATCTAATATGCCTGTTAGAGATACACCTAACAATCTTTCTTCTTCTGTATTATCTTTCCATATCTTTCTAATATATTTAAAGTCTGTAAGTGTAGATTGAAATGTACCTAATATTGTAGCAAGTTCTACCTTTTCTTGTAGAGTTTCTAATGTATCATTCTCTCTTGCGACAACTTCAGATAGATTACAGAATTGATAAGGTCTTAATATAATCTCACTACAAGGATTACAACCAAATGCAAACTCTGTATTTCTTCTACCATTCTTCTCTGCTTGTTTAACAGCAGACTTACGATTAAAGATACCTCTTTCTCCTGACTTACTTTCTACAAGAGCTAACCATTCTCGCATAAATGTTTCCATTTGTACTTTACCTTTATAGGCAACAGAGTTATTTGCTAATGCTCGTTGTCCTTCTGTTTCCCACCAAGAACCTGACTTAGCGTGTCGCATTTGGTCATCACCAAGATTAGATAAACTAATCAATGCTGACCTTCTAACACCACCTACAACAACAACTTCACCAATCTTACACATAATATCATGGCACTCTATTGGATAGAGTCTTCTACCTGCAGCATTTTTAAATATGTCTACACAGAAAGTATATAAGTTAGCTAATGGTTCAGGACCTGATGCTCTACCACCAAACGTCTTTAATCTTGCACCTGCAGGTCTTACTCCCCAAGTATCAAACTGTGGTATCTGTCCTATATATAACATAGCAATTAATTCTCTTAAAGATTTTGCCCAACCGGGTCTGCTATCTCCTACCTTAATTACTGTATCAGATTCATGGAAGTCTTCATTAATGATAGGTAGCTTGTCTACATTTTCTCGTTCTACAGAAAACCCTACACCTGTACCACACATTAATATATACATACACTCATCAAAGGCTCTAGGGCTATCTACGGGTATGTATGAACAGTTATATCCTGCAACATGACATCTATCTAAAGCAGGTCCTGATGTCATCAATGCTCGCATACTTGGCATAATCTGTTGTGAATGTATTGCATCATATAATCTACTTTTTAATTCTGTAGGTATAGTATAATCATAATTATTTTCTAAATGATTACTCATGTAATCCATATATCTTGTTACAGTTTCTCCCCAAGATTCTCGTCTTTGTTCATCATCTTTCCATCTAGCATACCTAGATAGTGCTATAAAGTTTTGGTAGTCTGTTGGTAGTGCATTATTCATATTTAATCTCCTTGTATTGTTCTTATATTTTTTATTTTAACTCCACTTACATCATATAAGTGGTCTTTAATTGAGTCTTCTATTTCGCTACCAACATTACCATCAGCAGGTATAGCATACTCTTCATCATCTATATCTAATGTAATATATACTTTTACTTTAATCATGTTCCTTCAACACTATTAGTTTTTTAAGATACCATTTTGCTTTTTTTAAATCTTCAACACCACCTTTGTATCTATATCTCCAAATGTATTTGATAATGTTTCCTTGTAAATAATGTTCAAAACCTTCATCCGTAGCAGACTCTATTGCATCAATACATTCTATTCTACTTTTGTTGTAATGTGGTGGGCTATTTACATAATCTAAATTCATTCTTTCTCTCCTTTCTTAAAGTCAACACGAATAACATTACCATTAATTTTATCTACTTGCAAATCCTTTTTAATCTTTTCTTTACGTGACCAATTATTTTCTTGGTCTAATACATAATTATTTATTCTACTTCTTAGCTCACTGTCGCTTTCCATTAAGGGAACAGAAGAACACATCATCTTTGTAAAATGCATAACTGAATCATAATCATTATCAGTTAAATAATTATCTTTCCTTGTTACAATAGCCATATCTATTTCACCTGTCCACATATTGTAGCTATCTAGCATGGGTCTAACACGAACAACAAAATCACTAGGCTCTGTTTTAAATAAATCATCTTTTATAAATTCAAAGTTATCTGTCATATATTATCTCCTTTATATTGTTTTCAATTATATTTGGGTGTTTATCTTTACCTTTCTCTTTTAACCACTCTTTAGGTATAATTCTATTTGCAAACTTAAAGTTATGTTGTTCACACCATTTAGCATATGTTGTAGGAGAACCTCTATATAACTTATTGTTTTCATTTTGAAAAACAAATCTAATATCTAAATTAGGATGTTGTTTCTTTATTCGTAAATGTTTTACTCTATCTGATTGTTTAAACCATCCTTTTACTTCAATAATAATACCATTATCAAGAACAAAGTCAGGAACATAGAATTTCTTTTGCACTTCAAACCATGCTATTTTTATCTTTTCATATCTAAATTTCTTTTTAACTTTCTTTAAAAGTTTAGAAATATAAAACTCAAAGATACTTCTATATCCTGCCTTTGTTGCTTGCCCTTTTGTTAGCTTAGAAATCTCTTTAAAAAAAGACACTTCTGTACCTAAATGGACTCCACTCATCTGAAGAAGTATAACCAAGAGCTTTTAGTTCTTCACGTACAGCTTTCTCTGCTTCTTTCTTTGCTTCCAAAGCAGCTCGTAAACTTGATGTACGTTTTTCTCTGAACTCTTTTTTCTTTTCCATCAAAGTTTTTTCCATCTCTTTGATTTCTTCAGCTAACATTTCCATTTCATTATCCATTTATTTGCTCCTTTCTTTTATGCTAATGTATGGCACAATCTTTTTAGTTTGTGCTTGTGAAACTAATGAAGGTAAATCTTGTAGAGATTCCCAACATTCATATCTAAATGCACAGAAGATACAACCATCATTTAATATCTTGTTACCTGTAGGTTTACCTCTAAAGGTTTCATCAATAGGTTCAAAACATCTTTCAAATTTATTATCTTCTATTTTAGATATTGTATTCTTAATATTGGTACACTCTTGTTCAATGTCAAGACTTGTGGCTGGTACATATTTAAAATCCCCATTGGCTTTATTAACTACCCACCAACCACCTGCCTTTTTATTGGATGCTTTAGCATAACCTGCAAGCTGTGCTATATATCCAAATCCATCAGACTCTTTTAACTTTTCAAAAGAATCAAACTTATTTATGTAAGACCAATTAGATGCTGATTTAACATCATCTACTGCATCATTAATAACTAAGTCATAAGTACCTTCTATTTGAGTACCATCTAAATCTAACTTAACCTTATTAGAGTTTTCGTATTTAACTCCTGCTTCTTTTAAAAGACCTTTAAAGATAGCTTCGATAATATCACCTATCATCATATTCATTACAAATGTAGTAGGTCTAGGTAGTGCCTTTTCAGGTTTATTTTTTTCAAACCAAAGTTGGCAACTAGGTCTACCTACATTTGACATTCTAAGTTTAAACTTATCTCGTTTAGTCCTAGAACCAAATTGACGACTAAGAGTTTCCTCTATGTCTTTGGAAACTTGTTTAATTGTTTCTTTAGACATAGAAGACTTACCCTTTGTAGCATTATCAAGATATTGATGTAATGCTAATTCAGCAGGGTGATGCATTAGTCATCATCCTTCTCGATAATACCATCAAGTATTGCTCTTCCTTTATCAAGGATTTCATCATCAGATAATTCATCATCAGGAATAGCTCTCTCTGTCCAAGCATTAATGATATACTCATTATAGCCCTTGACCCATTCAACAAAATCAGCAAATCTATCTTGCTCACCTTGAGATAGCTCAAGTGTTTTAGTAGTATCCATGCTAACTGCAGGTAGAAAAAAGCTGTTACCATTAGGTAACTTTCTTTCTACTGTTGTACCCTCTAACATATGTTGCACTGGTAGTCGTTTCATCTTTGCTAGTTTTGCAAAGACAGTTCCAACATCTTTAAATGCATCTCTATTTTCTATCTCCCAAATAAAAGGAATATCTTTAGGTAAGTCTTTTTTATTACCTTGTTCATCCTTTGAATTGGTAAGGGTTACTGTTCCTAGCATAACACGCACTCGTTTTATCTGTTTAATAAGCTCTTGAGTATCTTGAGGTAATGCTTTAAAGTCTTGTATATAACCTGCTGGTTTACCACAGTTAAATCCACCATCATTATCTTTTAAATCTAAGTTAAGATTATCAGCCATAACAGTTTTAATATAACGATTAGGTGTTTTATCTGTACCTTTAACAAATCTTTTATACATAAACCTTTGCATGAAGGGTCTTATCTCTACTTTATCTGCAAAGAAAGTTCCAAACCCTAACTCACTACCTTCAGGTAACTCTAACTTATAAGTTCCTGCTTTAACTAGAATTTTATCTGCTCCTAAAATAGGTGCATGATTTATTCTTAATCTAGCAAGAGTGCTTGCTTTTTTCTTTTGTACTCCTTCAGAAGCTATGCCCATAACTTTAGCCATAGCATTGAAGTTATTAGTATCTATTGTTGTTATTTCTGTATTCATAATATATTTACTCCTTTCGTTAAAATGTTTGTTAGTTATATCAAACTACATCTTTAGTGTCAAGCCAATTATTACCTATTTTTAAATCTAATTTTAATGGAACATTAAACTCTATATTCCATCTTGATTGAATTAAATTAGATAAGTCATTGTCAACACTTTTAATTAAAAATATAACTTGCTTTTCTTCTTCGGGGTGTACATCAATTACAATCGAATCATGTACAGTATTAACAACACATGATTTTAAATGTGTTAATAATTTGTCAATGTGTAATAAAACTATCGGAACAATATCGGCAGTAGCAAAAGATTGTACAGGATAGTTCTTTATCTGTGTAAAATGTGATACACTACCATTACTTCTCCTAATAACGTCAGGAAAACTAAACTCTCTACCTGATGGTGTTTTTATTAGCCTATCATTTATAGCTTCTTTAGCCAATTTGGTATGCCAAAGTTTGATTCCTTTGTATTTTTCTGTAAAGTGTTTGTAGTATTCTGCTTCTGCTTTTGTTCTTCCGTATCCTGTTGCTCCATAAAGGGGAGCAAAGGTATGTGCTTTTGCATCTTGCCTAGAAGTCTTTTGACCTGCACTCGAAATGATATTTGCAGTGTAACTATGTACATCAAAATTATTTTTAACCTCATTGATTGCTACCTCGTCTTGTGATAAATAGGCAGCAGTACGAAACTCTAACTGAGCAAAGTCAGCTTCAAGTATCTTGCCACCTTTAAATCGTGATACAAATACTTTCTTTACAGGAAATGTACCACCTCTAGGCATATTCTGCATATTAGGATTAGCACCACTAAACCTACCTGTTGCAGTTCTATGCTGTAATAATTGCACATGAAGTTTACCATCACTTTTTGTATAAGCATTTATACCTTCAACAAAAGAAGATAAATAAGAATCTATAGCACTTAATCTACGTACCTTGTATAAAAAGTCTACAGCATCATGCATATTATGTGTTTTAGCTAGTCGTTCTAATATTTCAAGATTACTTTTAGAAGTCGTAAACCCATTTGCACTTGTCCATTTAGGTGTTGGTGGTCTAAATTTTAATCCTGCATAAGAGTCGCTATTAATATATATAAAACCACTAGCATTACATGGCTTGCATCTATTATGTTGAGAGAATAGTGTTCCATCTTTTTTTACCTTTCTTATTCTTCCATTGCCAAAACATACAGAGCATTGCTTTGCTTTTGTTTTAAACAATCGTGTTGTTTGTCTTTTTATCATAGTTCTAAATTCAGAGTCTGCCATATATGGATTAATAGAATTAGACCATACATCTTTGTCATTTACTTTTCTACCATATATAACCCAAGATAATTGTTCAGGACTATTAAGATTGATAGGTGTATCACCCATTAATTTTCTCACTTGTTCTTGTAAACTTTTCTCAAGTTCTACTTTCTCTTTTTTAAACTCTGAACACACCTCTTGTAATTTATCTTTGTCTACTTTAAATCCTCTGTGATACATCTTAGCTAAACAAATAGCTACCTCATTGGTTAATAAAACTGTGTTCATTAATCCTGAATGTTCTACTGTGTTTAACTTTTTGTACAACCTATCAGACAATTCATGTGTAGCTTTTAAGTCTGCTTGTAAATACTCTATCAATTCTACTCTAGGAATTTCATCTACATTTAATCCTTTCTTAAGATATTCTTTAAGAGTATCTTGTTTCTGTGTATATAATTTATTTCTTTCAGCACAGGCTTCAAGAGATAATGGTTCTTTAATACCTCGTTGAAGCACATACTCTGCTAACATAGTATCAAACACAGGACCATCATACTTAAATCCACACTCCCATAACCAAACTAAATCATATGCAATGTTATGACCAATTAAAATAGTTGCTTGGTCTAACAACTCTTGTAACCCAGCAAAATCATTCTTTTCGTCAAAGAGATGATATGTGTTATCTTCTTGCTTTGCACCCACTAAAACTAATCTATTAGTAGGTTCAAATGGGTCAAGATGTTTTTTGTCATCTCGTTTAGTTATTGTATTCTCAACATCTATTGTAAGTTTCATATCCTATACTCCTATAAAATGTATGGCAGTTGATAATATACCTAGTGCAACAATAAAAATAACAATAACTTTTAGCACTAAATCTATTTCAACACTACTTAATAAGTGAAAAATTCTTCCAAACATTATAATAAATCCATTATAAATGCTATGGTAAACCACCCAAATAAAATTATTACAACAGTTCGTAATATATTATCCATTTGTGGGTCTTGTGATTCATCTGTATTAAACCAAAAAAATAATCGTTTTAATTTATCTAACATTATTTATCTCCTTTCTTTTTAAATTTATTAATCTCTTTAAATAAATTTTTTATATCTTTTACAGTAAGATTTTTTAATAAACCAAGATATAACTTTGTTAATTCTTTCATATCTTTTTCATCTTTAATCATTTACTTTTCTTTTTTGGAATCTCTAGGAAGTTCATATTCATACTAAACGACCTACGTTCCCCCTTTGTTTTAAATGGATAGACACAATGAAATAACTGTGCAGGAAATATATAGAAATCTCCTACTCTAGGTTTCACTAAAAAGTTTGTACAAGAATACCCTGCTGAAGTACCACTTGCAAACTGTATGTGTCCATGCGAAGGATGGTGGTCTTTATAATCTTCTTCCCACTCTTCTTCTATACCTTCAGGTAATTTTAAATACCCAACACAAGATAGATTACAACTTGTGTGAATATGTAATGGATTATATTCGTTTTCAAATTGTCTTACAAACCAACCTGATACAATTTGTAAAGCATAATTATTATTCTCTACATCTAATTGTCTACTACCTAAACTATTTCTTACTTCTGAAAAAGCATTATATGAACCTACAAACTGTCCAAACTCTGCTTCTGCAAACTTAAGTATCTCTTCATTAAACTTTAATTCTTCACTAAGTTTACCAACTAGATTATCTGAATAGTCCTCTAGTTTATCATTCATCATACTGTTTAAAGTTATAACAGTTTCTTCTTTCATTTTCATATATCCCATAGTAGGACCAAAGGGAGCAATAAACTCCTTATCTTTTCTTGGTGTATATATTAAACTACTACCCATTTACTTTCTCCTTTCTAGTTTCCCAATATCCTTTACCATAATCGTGAACTATCTCATCACCAACTTTTATATTTTTTATTGCTTCAAAGGCTATAAAACGATTATCTTCTTCAAGTATTCTCCACTCTACATTGGGTTTGTAAGAGTGGTTATATAACATACCATATCCAAGCACACAAAGATAGTCATTTTCATCTTGTGGGCTTGTAAAAACATAGTCAAATAGTCTGCTATTCTTTTTTAAATCATCATCATCAATCACTATATAAGGACATAGTTCTATAATTGTTCCTTTTTTAGCATCTCTTTGAGCAAATACACCCTCTCCATGTAAAGGAGAATTTGATACAAATAATTTCATCCACTATACCTCGCTGTTAAATAATCAAGTTCTACATTGATAATGCCATGCCATCCAGTTAATTTATTTTTAGCAACATTAATATGTCGTATTGGACTTTCTTCATCTTGCCCTTCTACGTTAGGTGATTTACCTATCAATATCATAAGGTCTGCTTCAGCAGCCTTGCCTGTCCTTGACCCTTCCATCATAGATTGGTTCAATACACTTCTACCTTCTGCATCTGCACTTAATTGCGACATATAAAATACAGCACAACTATACTGCTTTGCTATCTGTCTTGCTCTAATTGCATTTGCTTTGAGTGCTTCATCTCCTCTTGCAAATCCATCATACCTAGCAAACTTATCCCCCATATCTAATACGAGTATGTCAGGTTCAAAGGATTTACATAAAGACTCTACATAATCTATATCTCTACCTGTACATTCTTTGATACGTATATTAGGGTATATCTTGTGATATCTTTTTAATGCTTCAGATGGGTCTTGTTTTATCTGTTGTAAAGATAACCCACTAGATGATTGTAAGTATCGCAACCCCACTCTCTCCACACTTTCCTCATTACAGAGTATAGCACACTTTGCACCTTGATGTGCAAATCCATTAGGACCAGCTATTAAACTAGCATGAAAAGATGTTTTACCTGTATTTGGTCTAGCACCTATCTCAATCAATAAACCACCACTTACACCCTCTATTTTCCTAACTACAGAGGGTATGTTAAACTTCCATCTATATTCTTGGTCAGCATATTTCATTAATGTATCAAAACTAATATCATCCCATTCTATTTTCATCTTGGGAATAAAGTCATCACCATACTGCTCAAGTATATTACGTAAGTTATCTAGGCTTGTTGCAGTTCCATTGACCATATCAAAACCTATATTAGCAATGTCCTCTCCAATTACTTGTTGGAATAATTTAGATAATACATCTTGTGCTACATCAGCACCCATAGGCTTTTCTTTTACAATCTGTTGGAACAGATGTGAGTATGCTTGTTTCTGTGCAGTTGTAAGTGTAGAATTGTTTGCCATAAACAATGCTTCAATTTCGTTAGGTGTAATATTTCTACTATACCTATCCATAGCATTATCAATCGTTGCCTTTATCTTTCTTACATCTTTACTAAATAATCGAGATGGGCATTTAGAACCTCTATGATTGTCATAGAACTCTTTGTCCATCAAACTTCTTATTAATGCTAATTCCATACTAACTCCTGTAATTTATTAATGTCTATTGTTTTACGATATTTGAGGTCATCTGTCAACCTCAAAACTTTTACTTCTATTATATAACTTCGTAACTCCTTTGCTATCTGTAGATTTCTTTGTAAAGCATCAGGGTCTAATGCAACGATAACTCTACTCATTCTATTTGATAAGAATTGTTTATGTGTTTCTGTTAAACTTGTGCCTAATATAGCTACTCCTGTTACTCCATATTGTTGAGCAACACAAGCACTAAAACAATCCTCTACTAACACACAAGTCTGTGTCAAACTTGACCAAGAAACATAAGGCATATTACTTTTACCATATCGCTTCCATTTAGGTAATCTCTTTTCTGCTTTGCCTATTGCATCTACAAGTTCCCCATCATGTCTAATGGGAAAGACTACTCTATTTTCTTTTACATCATGTAGAATATTTGATGTATCAATGTCATAAAAATATTTTGGTAAATGTTTTTTCTCCATTGGTATTATGTATTCAGGCAACACAAACTTTCTTTCTTGAACTACTTTATTTGTATTACGAATATCATCTACAGTCAGTCGCACTCTCGACTTACCTTTAATATTGCAAGTAACTTTGTAACAATTCCACAAAATAGCACCTGCATTATTAGTAACTGTGAATGTTTTATACCCATTACAGTTAGGGCAGTTCATTCTTTTTGTTTCGCCTACACTTAATTGTATATCTTCTATAATATTATTTATATTCATATGTATATCACTCCTCTGTGGCAGTTAATTGCTTTTACCATACATATTTCGTGTGGTCAAGGCATTGTTTGCACTCTCAAAAGTATTTTTCATGTAAGGTTTAACAGATTGTGGGTTTGTATGCCCTGTAACAGACATAATTTGACCCATAGGCACACCTGCTTCAACCATTTCTGTAGTTCCTGTACGTCTGATGTCCATTAATCGTAACTCTGATGGTAAGTTTGCCATGTTAATTGCTTTTCTACCCATTTTAGACAAATAAG